ACCCATTCTTCGCTGGTCATGGACACGGCTAAGAATAAGGGTTTGTAGTGCTGTAAGACAGTGTCACCCTATGGTATAGTGGTAGTTTCACAACCATAGGGTGATTTTACATGAGCAAGCCAAAAGTAACACAAGAGTATATCCGGTCCCTTTTAGACTACGATCCTGAGACCGGTGACTTCACATGGAAGGAAAGGCCGAGGGATATGTTTCTTGGCACTTCACCAGAAAATGTAAACCGCGTCTGGCGGCGGTGGAACAACAGATACAGTGGCAAGACTGCTGGTAGTGTTGGTCGCCACGGCTATTGGTTTCTTGCGATCAATAATGTGAAACAAAGGGCGCACAGATTAGCGTTTCTTTATTACCACGGCGTAACGCCTAAGTACATTGACCACATCGACCACGACCCGATGAACAACCGCATAGTCAACTTGCGCGGCGTGACGCATAGAGAAAACCTGATGAACCAGAAAATGCGTAAGAACAATACCTCTGGGGTCATGGGCGTTTATTTCCGTAACGACATATCGAAATGGGCGGCTCAGATAGCAGTAAAAAATAAGGTTATTGCGCTCGGAACGTTCGATGATAAAAACGATGCAATCATAGCTAGGAAACAAGGCGAGGTTACTCACGGGTTCCATGAAAACCACGGCACGTAAGTTGCTTTTCCTGCATTGCATCAACATACCAGAACTTACAACCAAAGGAGCCAATCATGGCTAAGTGGACAAAGAAAAGCGGTGCAGTTATTGAAACCAATGACGAGCCTGCAACAATTACAGCAGCAATAGAATCAGGATGGAAGCCAGTTGATCCAGCCAAACCTGTTGCCAAGAAAGCGGCTAAGAAAAAAGCCACAAAGAAAAAGGGCTAACCAATGGCAACTGTCGCACAATTAGCAAAGGCATCCCTACAGCGGATACTTGTTCAAGGCTCTGAGGCTGAATTTGAACCTGATGAATACCAGGATTTCATCTTTGCCTTAAACAACTTCATGCTGGCATTAGATGCCGAGGGCGTTGCTTTGGGCTTTACTCAGGTCGCAGACTTGGGTGATGAAGTAACCGTACCTGACGGCGCATTGCGCGGCATTATCGCTAACATGGCGATTGAGGTTGCACCAGACTATAACGGCCAGATCACGGCAGGATTACAGGTCGCGGCAGCCGAGGGCATGGTTGCTATGCGGCGATTAGGCCAATACATTCAATCAACTTACTACCCCGGAACGCTTCCAGTTGGCTCAGGCAACGAAGGCGACGGCAGGCACAACCGCTGGTCACACTTCTATGATTGCGCGGAAGCAACGATACTGGCAGAAACAACCGGCTCAATTGCTCTTGAGACTAATACCAATACGGTAGCTGCAGCATCAGCCGCTCAATATTATGTGGTCAATGATGCAATCAATGTTGTAAATAACACAATACAGGTGACAAACTCATGACGGTCGAATTAGACACGCTAGGCGGCGTAATCAAAACAGCCTACGAAGGAAACTCAGACACTAACGCGCTTACAGATGCTCGACTGGCGCTTATAAACGATGTACCAAATCTTTACAAGCTAGACGGTTCGCTTGCGTTGACGGGGGATATGGATGCGGGTGGCTTCACCATCGAGAACGTTGTTGGTATTGAATCCACTGGCACTATGACTGTTGCCGGTGTAAATACAACTGTAGAAAGCACGGGTATTACATTTGTGAAAGCCGTAGCCGGAGCCAACTCCACACAGCTTACGCTATTCAACGGTGGGGCCATACAGTTAAAAAGCAGCTCTAACACTATGCTTGAATATGGTGTAAATGGGGCCTTCTGGGAATATTACGCGCCATTTACACCATATAAGGTGACAACCACGCAAAAGAACGCGATCTCTTCACCAGCAGCCGGAATGACGGTATATGACACCACACTAAACAAGCTGTGCGTTTACACAACCGCTTGGGAAACCGTGACTTCCAGTTAAAGGAACACCAATGACAAACACAAACAATTTAACTAGGTCACAAGGCCGCAAAAAGTCCAAGTTTTCTGCTAATTCTGATATACCCGCAGGCGCTACGTTTGATTTTGTAGCAAACGGTGCAAACTATAAGATTACGGTTGAAAACTTGCTTTTGGCGCTTAATCTTGTTGGTTCATTGGCTCAGGACGGTGATCCTTTAGGCGTACCAATACTGGACACGCAAGGCACTGTTCACAATATCCGAAACTTGGACGTGGTGGCCAACTCAGGGCTTGCTGTTGCAGTAACGGCGCTTAACGGAATATCCATCCAGCTTGATGCCCAGACTACCGGCACGGGTGTAGATGTATTGAACAGCACCAACAAGATTCGCAAGATCAAAGCCGGTACAGGCATTACCGTCACGCTTTCGGGTGATGACATTGTGATAGCACTCGCCTAATGGCTAAGGTCGTACTTCCAATTGCTAACGGGTTTTATATGTCCGATAGCCTGCCAATATCACACCAGGAATGCACCAACTGGCGGCCCAACATTGTACAGACTGAGGCGCTTAGTCAGGAAACGCTATTCGGTACTGATGGAAGCAGGCAACTAACGGCAGGCATTGGTATCCGTCAGGCCAACCGTGGCGCACGACAGTTAAACAACATTCCGTACTTTGTAAACGGCAACAAGCTGTACAGGCTAAACCGTACACTGGTTGGCTCAGTTCAAACATTCACAGCAACGGACTTGGGAACAATTGAGGGACAAGGCCGCGTTTCAATGGCCTACAACGACACCCAGCTTTGTATCTTAGTGCCGGGTGGTAAAGGTTACATATTCACCACCGGACCGGACACGCTGACAGAAATAACGGATCTGGATTTCAGGGCAAACGGCGAACCTCAGCACGTGGTTTATGTTGACGCATATTTTGTATTTACCACAGATGCAAAGAAGTTCATTGTATCGGCATTAAATGACGGGCTTGCCTACAACGCGCTGGATTTTGGTTCAGCGGAGGCAAATCCAGATGACATAATAGCCCCGGTAGTATTTGCCAATCAGCTATTCATTGGCGGCTCTGAAACGCTCGAAGCCTTTCAGAATATCGGCGGCTCAGACTTCCCGTTCCAGCGCACCGGGTTATTTATTGAGAAAGGCTTTGCAGCACAGTTCGCAACCATCAACGCATCCAATACCTTTATGTTTATCGGTCAAAGCCGGAATGAAACACCGGCTATCTGGGAACTATCTGGTAACAGCGTTAATAAAGTATCGACAACCGCCATTGATTCGTTATTGGGTGAATTGACAGATGCTGAAATGGACGAGGCATTCGCTTGGTCGTATTCACAAAAAGGGGCTTATTTCGTAGGCTTTGCACTGCCAACAACCTGCATTGTTTACGACACGATTGCCCAGCGGTGGCATGAGCGTAAATCGCAGGTCACAGACTACACGGGGAACTCTCCAATCATCCGTAGCAGGATAAATTCAGTTATCAGGGCATACGGCAAGATATTAGTCGGGGACTCACAGGACGGGCGTATAGGCGAGCTATCACCAGACGTTTATACCGAATACGGAAACGACATTATACGGGTGGTGTCAACCCAGCCATTTCAAAACAATATGGATTCGTTTCTTGTGCCTTCGATAGAGCTAACAATGGAGGCGGGTGTTGGTAACGATGCTGTACCAGACCCACAAATACGGATGGATAGAAGTCTGGACGCCAGAACATGGAAGCCAGAACGCTCAAGGCCGATTGGCAAGAAAGGCGAGTACGAGCGCAGAACCATATGGCGCAGGAACGGAAGGGCGGCAAGGTTTGAGGTATTCCGGTTTACTATGAGCGATGCAGTCAAACCATCAATAATTCAGTTAACAGCCGATATCGTAACAGGATGAGGATAAATAAATGAGCTTCTTAGATGGATTAATGGGCGGCGGCGGCGGCAAGTGGCAGGTCAAGCAACAGATAAAGGATAACGAAAAGCGCCGTGCCTTTATTGAACAGCAGATTGCCCAAGGTCGCAGCGATTTAACGGGCGGCTACGGCGCTGCAATGGGTATGCGCAATCAGGGCTATCAGGACTCGCTTGATGTTCTGGGTCAAACCATACCGCAACAGTTCGATGCCTTTCAGCAGGGCAACATGGCAGCTCAGTCCACACTCCTGGCTGGGCTGCCACAATATCAAAACGCAATTATGGGCTTGCCGGTAGATATGTCCGGTTTTAGTCCACAAAAGATCGACTACAACACTGATTGGGCGCAGCAGAATGTACCCGGTAGCAGAGGGTATCTTTCCGGCAGTGTAGGACAAGCCCCAACCGCTAACCCCGGCGCTGGGGATTCTGTCAGGGGTGATCCATCAGTTAATAACCATACCGCAGGCGGTCAGTTTGTACCCAGCGGCAATAGTGGTAACGG